TCTGAAAGGGTAGCTATTATTTCTTCTTTAATGTATGCTTTTAATGCTGATTTTTTCATTATAGTATATTTTGTTATAAATATTATAAGGAAAGTGCTTGTTTCACAAGAGTAATACGTTCTTCTGTGCTACCTGATATGTTATGGTAATTTTTAATACGGTGATGGAATTGATTAATTATATTTAAAATAGTAAAATCAATTAAGTTACGATATTCTGCATCTGTTTCTCTAACTCCATTATTTTCAATTTCAATACCTTCGGGAGATATATAAAATATATGATCATATTCAGATATTAAATGACTTGCAAAATTAGTAAAAGCATCTTTATCTAAAATATTCATTGATTTAGACGCATTAGAGAATGCAATTACATCAATAATGGTACGATCAGTAATTATATCTTCACACATTAATTCACTTGCACGTTCTGCTAAAAATACTGTTTGACCTTTTAATGTTGAATCCGTGTTCAATGGAACACCCATAGCCATTAATTCTTTAGAACGTTCCGTTCTAAATTTATAATCCTTAAATTCTGGTAATTTAGCTAACGCATTAACAAGTGTTGTTTTCCCAACGCTAACTGTTCCACACATTCCTATTTTCATATTATTATTTATTTTTATTAAAATGATATAACATCTCCATCAATATTATCCCATATATCAATATATTGTTGTTTTTCTAGTTCTCCAAGTAATGATTCAGCAACATATGTACCTTGTGCTCCTGATACTGTAATGCCACGAGCTGATAAAGCATCACCCACAAAATAAACATTAGGATAATCATTTAGCGATAAGTCTTTATAATTAACCAATGGTTCAGGTGACAAATATTTTACCTCCGGAACATAAACACCCCAATCATCGCCCAATGTTGGGAATACTTTTTTCATATCCTCAATAAAATCATCAATATAAGTATAGTAACCTTGGAACGCATCTCTAATTTCATCTAATGAATCAATAGGCATAGCATCGATTAGAGTACCTTCACTTGTAGTACCTATTTTACGTGATGGGCTGTAATATAAACCAGCGTGTATTTCTTTATCAGCGGTCCAGGTTTTATTTACCTTTTGAACTAAATCACGTGACCAAGCAAATGGTTCTTCAATACCTGGTATTTCCATTAATATGCCAAAATTGGTCATATCGTTACGATGTTCTTCACCTTTTTTAGCGTGACCATTGTAACTAACATCTCCATATGTTTGCTCAACAGCAACATAAGCAGCATTGTTATTTGTACAGAATGAACGTAATGAAACACCATTATCGAATTTTCTATATAATTTAAAATCATATGAAATATCAATTAGTTTTTGGAAGTGGTGTTGTGGTGCCTCAAATCTTACACCAATCTGTACTGGTTTTGGTTCAGTTGCTAATTCATATTCATCGGCTAATGCTTTTCCAAAGTCAATACCTGATTTACCTACTGCAAAGATAAGTTCATCATATTCTATTGCATTTCTTGGATGTTCAAATTGTTTTCCTTCAATATGAACTAGTCCTGTTTTATGGTTTTTATCCATCCATTTTGGATCAAATTCAATTTTAGTTGCTTTAGTTTCCCAATAAAATCGTACACCTTTAGATACTAAATAATCGTACCAATTTTTAGCAATCTCGTGTAGATAATCTGTACCTACGTGCCATACAGGAAATAAACGTAAACCGAAATATGGTTTAATAAAATCGGGTTCTGCTTGAGGATCTGAACATTGTACTTCCTCTGGTTTGGGGTGGAAACGTTTGAAGTTTGTAATTACTTGATCAAACAACTCCATTGCTTTCTCTTCACCACAATATTTTTCCATATGACCTCCAATAGCAGTATGGTAAGTTAATTTACCATCACTCCAACCACCAGCACCTAGGAAACCTTCCATTACCTCTTCAGGTAAACGTTCATATGGGGATTTTCCCATATCGATAATGGTAATTAAGCTACCATCATATCCGTTATCTACTAATTTTGTAGCTGCGTTTACACCTGCTACACCTGCTCCTACAATTACTATTTTTTTCATTTTGATTGTTTTACCTTGATTTTTTAACACATTAATATACGAACAAAAAGTGGCGTCTCCAAATGAGACGCCACAGATGTCAATGTTTTTTTATTTTAAATCGACTGGCTATGAATCAGTCTAAATGTATTTTTAATTTTAGTGTTTTAGTTCCTTTAATGACTCTATGCCACTCGTGTTTAGGTATAAATATACGATCTTTTAGGGAGGTAGGCAAGCAATTTTCTAATTGTATTTGCCAATCTGTATCCTCTAGTATTTCAATTGTTCTACTTTCATCATCACGATGCCACATAAGTTCAATTGGATCTATATTTTCGTTAAATTCACGAATAATATATTTGTCTGTAACTTCTAAATCAGTATACGGTTTACCAGAATCCGGGAAAGCTTGATTTTTCATATCATACATATTGTGCCTTATACTGTTTATTACATATAGTATTAGCTTTTCCAACTAGTTGACATCTTACGGTTTCGGGGTTGATATTGAGATAAGATGCTAAAGTTGTATAGTTTGGGTATGTTTTAACATATTCACCTGAAGTTTTATATAAAGCTACTTGTTTACTTTTTCCTTTATTAGGACTTACTCTGCCTTTATGAGCTTTAGATACTGATGGTTTGGGTCCATCAGGTTTACCTTTTTTAGAATTTGGTTTTCCTGTTTTAGCTAAACGAATTTTTTCAATCTGTTCAGGGGGCATTTTACGCCCCTTCATTTTTTTACTCCTAGATAATCTACCTTCTATAGAATGGATAGTTCCTTTATTAGATTGACTAATTTTTTGTTTAGTAGATTCCGCAACTATTTCAGGTCCCCCACCTCCTGAGTTTTTATTGGTAAGAGAATAGCCAAGATTTTTGAATAAAGTAATATAATGTTTTTCCCAATATCTCCAATCATCAACAGAATCTATTACTTCTAAAATAATGGATGGATCATTTAAACGTTTTTGGTGTGCTTTTTCTCTTTTGTTTGGAAGATTTTTTGTTTTTCCAACATATATTGGAAGTTTATCTCCTCTATGTAAATAATAAATAATCGTTTTCATACGATTATACATATTGCAAAATATTGGATTTACCAAAAACCGCTAAAAGAACTTTTTAGACCTAAAAGAGAAGAATAACGAGGTAATCTACAGCTCCAATATGATGCCTTTGTTTTGTCATTCCTAGTTGAACATTTATGTCTCGCTGCAAATGCTTTTCTTGCTTTTGGATTGTTGATTTTAGCTTTTAAACCACCTGAACCAAAACGTACTGTTTTGATGTTTCCGGTTTTAGGATCCTTAACATAAACCTTATATGCTTTACCACCTGAGGTATCTCGCATTGGTTTGCCTATTGGTTTGTTGTCGTTTTTAGCTTCTTTTAAGACTGAAAGGTTAGGTCCTCCTGGTTGTGATGATATTTTAATATTATTTTTAGTAATATATTTTAGGATGTATTTTTCTTCAGGTTTTAGGTTGTTTTGACTAGCAAATCTATCTACAGCCATTTCTGTTGCATCTTCTCCATACTTTTTTATAAATTTAGAGATTATCGCTTTGGCTCTGCCTTTTGGTGAAGATGGACTATCTAAAAATTTATCGTATATGTCTTGTTTAGCTTCATTTAAACTACCAGCTTGAAGTTCATATCCCCAACGCTTAAGTTTAGCTTCTAATTCAGTTTTATCTTTAGCTTCGAAATCGAATTCGTCGTTGTAGCCGTAGTATCCACTACCTCTTTTAAAGATATGAGTTAAACCTGAATCATCGTTACCCATATAGATAGCGATTTCACCTTCTTCATATGTTGCTTCGCCTAATGGACGACCTTCATCATCATATGGCATAAATATTTCATCTTCGTCATCTTCTTGTTCTTGATCTGGGTCATAATCCCCTTCATCTAATTCCATAGGAAAATCTAAAGGCACTTTTTTACCTTCAAACATACCAAAATGACCTAAATTTGTTTCTGTTAAAACAGCCAAATCATCCTTATTTGTTATATCAATTATACCACGAGAATAATAAGAACGTGCTTCAGCCCATAAATCGAAATATTTGGTTGAACCAGCACGATATAAATGTTCTGTTAGCGGTTTATTAGCGTCTAAATGGTAAGACAAACCCTCAGACAATATCTCACGCGGTGCTATACTCTCATTGAGTATCAACGCAGGTTTTTTGGTATCACAAGTATTACATCCACATCCACACATAGTTTTATTTTATTATTTTATATTAAATTTTGTTTTCCAAATAGGATTGATTTGCCATTTTCCATCTTCTTGCAATATATAACAAGCAGCATTCCCTCCTTTTGCATATCCTCTAAGGTGTAAACCTATATCAGCATTTAATTCACTAATAGGTTTTAAATCTTTTATAAGATCATCAATAGTATTAGGTACTTCTCCTTTAAAGTAACAATTAGCGGTAGCTTCTGAGTCCTCACCGAATTTACTAGCCCCAGAATATGCTTCATATTCTTGTTCTTTAGTTAACTCATATGAAGAATTATAAGGTTTGGTTTTAATAAACCAAAACATATATGGACTTCTTGTTCCTATTTCGTCTTTTTGTAGTTTTTGAAAAAAATCTATGATTATTTTTTTACCATCTTCTAATCCTAATATTTGTTCAAATCTTGAAGGTAACATCCAGTTTTCTACAAAAGTTGCGTTAGCTGCTTTTAAACTTATTTTTAAATCAACTCCATAAGGGATAATTGGTTTATCTAATTTAACAAATACATCTGTTTTAGGATTACCTCCACCAGAAAATTTTGGAGCTCCTACTCTTTCTATTTCGTATGTTTTATCTTGATAATTAAATTCATAGTTTTTTCCAGATTTTTCAACCCATAGTTTTACTATATCTTTTTCCTGTCCATGTCCTGCTTTAAAATTAGTAAATACATTTTTTTTAATTTTATCATCAATATCAACATCTATTAAATTTACTTCTTTTCCGGATGGTTTTAATATATCCGATAATCTGATGTAATATTCTTTTCCTTTGTATTCTATGCGGGTATAATATGAACGGTTTTTTTGAGTTAATTCAGATTCTTTTTTATCTAAAATTTTAAAAGTTTCACCCTTATCTATATTATCTACTATTTCTAATGAATCTTTATCAAAAATAGGAGCATCTTTTTCTGTTTCATAGTTTATAGAGTCAGAATTATCATTTAGTTCAACATATTTATAAAAAGCTCCTGTTGGTTTACTATAGTTAGTTGTGCTACCTGATAGGTTTGCTTCTTTAATTAATATTTTTTCACCTAATACTTCACTTAATAACGATTCTAATAATAGAACATCTTTTTCATTACCTATATCTGGGTATCCCTTATCAAATTTATAAGCATATTTTTTAAAAAATAAATCTAATGAATCCATTATACTTCTTCTGTTGTTTTGGTTTCGGTAGCAGTTTCTGTTTCAGTAGCAGCTTCACTACCATCACCTGGTGATGCTGTAGTTTCTGCTGTATCTGATGCTTCTAAAGAGGCATCATCTGTCATTTCTGCATCGCTATTACCATAATATAACATACGAGAAATTGCTTCAACTGCTCTTTCTTCTTCGTTTAAGTTTAATAGGTAATATTTTTTACCTTCAACTTGAGCAATCCAACTACGAACAGCCCATATTAAA